TCCTAAGAATTAACTGTGTTATAAAGAAGTGTGAGGAAGTTTTCTTTTAAAGCATCTTGCAAACCACTGGCTTGGGGCCTGTATAGATGCATCTATCTTTTTCTTATCTTCCATACATTCTATTTGTGTCTTATATGGCGGGAACTGTTGAAAGTGAGCATCACTTCCCGGACGAAAGGATAGATACACTACAACAAGTATCCAATCATAAGAGCCTGTACCTGCTGCGCTTGTTGTGTCCATTGTGTGTAATCTCCTTAATGAGAAAGCCTCCCCGGAGAGAAGCCTTCTTTTAATTAGACTACTTGCAACGAAACGATGTCAAGATACGTTGCAGTCTTGTCTTTGTTCTGGCGCTGCTTGGTAACAACTACAACTTCCATGCCTTGCGAAGCTGCAATTACCTGCGACAGATTGGTAAGTCCATGATGCTCGCACAGCGGCTTAACAAGTTTCTTAAAGTTGCCTTGTCCAAACTCGTTATCCATCATGTAAGCAACACTGGATTCTGCGCCAGCTTCCGGCGGAGTTGCATCGGGAGCAGCCAGTTCCAGAACTTCCAGAACTTTCAGCTTAGCTTCCACTGCCGGATGTTCATTGATTTTCTTTGCTTCGAAATTAATCGTAGCACGATACGCACCTGCGGGAAGTACCAGAAACTCAGGCAGATCAGCGATGTCATCAAGGGAAACATCAAGCATGGAGTCAAGAGAAATATCAGACATGATTCTATTCCTTTAAATTGAAATGATTGAATGAAACGAAATGAAATTACTAAGGTTACTACTCGTGGTTCTTACTGTCGTACAACTGGAGCAGTAAGTCTCCATACTCTCATAAAGAGAATTCTTTGTCAATCCCTTGGGAGTTCTCTGCTAACAAGATTAACGTAGCCTTCAATATCTACCCAAGAATCATGATAATTAGGGTCGCCATTAAGGATGCGGCCAATCTTGTGAGCTACCATTTCTAGAGCTTCTTTTTGAGCATCTGTTAGATAGCACCAGCGAGGAGTGTCTCGCATTGCAGATTTCAAATCTTGTGTAATGCGAGCATGTTCTGCAAATTCTCCGTAACGAGTTCCTCGCTCTGCAAGAGTCTCGGAAATGGAAGGGATTACTTTGGGAGTTGCCGCTACGGTGGGGTTCTTCATGATTGTTTCTGTCCTCCTAGTTTAAGAGTTGTTGCAAGGGTTGAAAGATTCTTTATTGCCTGTTGTGCAGGAGTTCCCACTGTTGCAGGTGCAGGAGTTCCTACTTTACCTTCAAAGATAGCTAACAAAGATGGTGCTTCTGTACTCTCAAGAGCAATGTCAGTGCGACTGCCGGTAAGTATGTTGTTTGCGTAAGTGGTACTCGAAGCAAAATTATGTTTCTTGTTTTTGATTTCGCAATACACCACGTGGTCGAAGTACTTCGCCGTATTACGGGAAAAAGCAGTGGTTCCACACACTGGCACCAGTTTCTTTCTTCCGTCTTCAAGTTCAGTTTCGACAACGTGCGTAATACAGACGATGTTAAACTTGGCTTGTTGCACTTGCGACAAAAACTTATCCAACAGCTGTCCTTGATTCCTATAATCAGTCCACTCAGGTTTATATGTATCATCTTGCGCCTTAGTTAGGAAGTTCATTGCAGAGTTGGAAAGTTGCGTGAGAGAATCTACAACTACAATCCAGTCATCTGAGAGAGAGTTAAGCTCTACTGTTGAGAAACTATTCCCTTCTTTCTTGCAAACTGCACATCCCACTTTCCCATGAGCATCACAGATTTCAACCTTGTTCCCTGTGATTACTTTCAGCATCGTTTCAATAGCGATTGGAAACACCTTGGTGTCTGGAATTGAAATAAGCTCGATGCGTTCTTGGTGTTCTTGCGGGAGCTTGAGTAGCGTTTCATATCCGTTCTCAAGATCAATGTAGAGAAGATTGAATTTAGCAGAAAGAGCAGCAGCAAGTTGAGTCTTTCCTGACTTGGGATCTCCATACACCAAAGCTCTATGTGTCTTGCTTAACTTCTTATCAGTAAGTTTCATGTGATCACCTTATTTAACTTTGCGAATTCCCCAAAATACTTTACAGCAGCTTCATTATATGCAAGGGCCGCAGCCTCTGGAGAGTCGAACAGTCCTAGATATATTTCACCCGTTTTAGTACCGAGTCTCGCCCTAAACTTTTTAGAGGCTTTGTGCCAGCTTACTCCCTTGTACCCAGACTTACTAAACAAGCTGGTCTTTCTATTTCCTTGGTTCTGACTAAGCGTCGCTTCACGTAGATTGCCTCTCCTGTTATCTGCTGGATTTCCGTTGATATGATCTACAGCAGAAACAGTGTCCAGTATAAGTCTGTGCAAGAAGGCTTTACCTTCTTCCCGACTTCCAAGACTTATTTTTATTCGGCCAAGATCGTCTATCCAAGCTGACAGGTGACCAAATCTAGCAAGATCAATCTCATCTACTAGAACAGATGGAGTGGTCTGTACTAACTTATTGAGATTCATACACTAGAACTCGGTGGGTTTTAGATAGCTTCTTATCCGTTAACTTCACAATTATACCTCGTTTAGGTTAGAGTAACTTGTCAGTGATACGGCTGAGTGCATAAGTAAGTTTCGCATTTGCATTTGCCAAGTCAGCTACTGCTCTAGAGATTTCAATAAGTCCAGACTGGCGAATTGCTTGCAGGTCTCTCTGCGCCATCTCTTTGCCTGCGTATTTGCCCGCATTAAACCCTGCATTATGGGCTTCGATTAACTGTTTCTTTGAGATTGTCATAGCATCAAGTCTCCATCAATAGAATTGATTACTTCTCCTACTTCTCCTACTTCTCCTGCAATTACTTCTTTACCTAACTGTGCTGTAATCAAATCTTGCACAGTTACTCGCACTTGATACTGTGATTCTTTTTCCAGATACTTAGCTTCTTCTTCCTTAGTCAGAGGAGTTGTCAAGTAAGCGGTATTAAGAGTACAAGTCTGGAGGTATTGACATTCTCGATAGTAATCGTAGCAGCTTTCTCCTCGCATCGGATACACACCTGCTTGCTCGTACATTGCTAGAACTTCACAGTCAAGAATCAATTCCTGAATCCACTGCGCTCTCTGCAAATAAGACTTCTGAAATGGCAGAGGATTCCATTGGAAGTTCTTAGTTGTGTATACCAGATACAGAACTTCATAAGAGGAGAGAGTTGGAAACATGTGATCAAGAACTACAGAGTATCCAATTCCTTGCGCACTATTTTTGTATTGTGCTGGATTTAAGTTAGTAGCGGAAGTTGTCTTAACTTCTAGCACTCTCACTTCTCCGGTGAATTTGTTCTGCAGAACTGCATCTACAAATCCGCGGAATACAAATTCATTTGGAAGTTCAATTCGGAATGAGAGTTCGCAAGCTGGCTTGCCTTCGTAATAAACCAAGTCCCACTCTTCCAAGAATCCATGCTCTCGGAGGGAGAGAAAAGATTGAACTGCTTGCAATGCACTCCAAAAGGATTTAGCTTGGCGAGGATTCGATGCGAAAAGATCAGGCTCCCATTGCAAGAACAGTTGCCAGATAATTTCTTCCTCTGATTTGTTTTCAAACGCAAGCTGAATTCCTAAGCCTACAGCGTGACCATAAGCAAAGGTAACAGAAGATTCCATGTCTTCTAGGATAGAATCTTTCTCTGCATTCAAGCGATCCAGTTGGAATCGACGAGGACAAGAATGTAAATTCAAGAGTCCTGAGTAGGAGAGATGTTGAAGTCTGATGTCCATAATTCTGTGAGCTCCGTAAGTTCCTGATATATTTGAGAGGGGTGATTGCCTGTGTATCTTGCTATCTCTTGTATCTCATACGTAAGCAAATAAATGGGGATGTTGAATTTCTGCTTCGTGGAAGGAGAGATTGGAGCAAGCCATCGCAGGAGTAATTTCAGACCTTCGAAATGATTTAGATACAGGAGAGTTGGTGCGCGAGTATAGAGTTGCAGAAATCTTTTCAGTGGAAACTGAGAGGCTTTCAATGCAGAGTTCTGCTGATAGGACTCTAAGAATTTCTGCAAGTTCGGGGAACTCTCTCCAGAGATTGCGTTCATAGGAGACTCCAGCTTCGCTGTATTTAGTGCAATACCTTTGGTGACTTTGATCTGATTTCATTTTCGTAGTTCTTATATACATCTTCGAGAGTCTCTTCTATGTCTTTCAGAATCAACTCTCTTGATTTAGATTCTGCGTCAAGAGTAACTGAGAATCCAGAGAAGTTAAACTCCATTCCACAGAATTCAAAATAAATAATCTCTTTATCCTCAGTTGTGAAGAACTCTACAACTCCATCTTTGAATCCGGCTGAGTAAAAGGAAGTTTCAGAGATCGGAAACTGAGAGGGACTTGAGTGATTTTGTTTTGCTTTTGAGAGCCACTGTTGCAATTTCTGTAGCCGTTTGTCGTGTGAGTCCATTAACAATTACTCCAATCTCTTCTTCAGTTAGTAAAGTAACACAGTCAGGATTTGCCTTGAGATTTTTCCAGATTTCTTGGAGAAGAGAAGGCATGGAAGGATGCTGTGATTCAAGAGCATTATTTAGGGAGAGAATTTTCTCAGAGATTTGTTCACTTAGATTCATTACTTTGTTCTCCAGCAGGAATTTCTTTGGGTGAAATTAAAGGAGACTCAGATTTAATTTCTGGAGTCTCCTCGCTTTTGATAGAAGTTATCTCTTGTATTTGAGGTGCTTGGCTTCTCATAGGAGAATCAGGACAGGTGAGAAATAAACAAAAGATAAGATCAACTATTTCTGGAAAAGCCTGTGTCATCTTTACGCCACCCCTTTCTTATCTGCAATCCAGTATTCCACTACAAGAGAGGAAGCATAGGGATCAGCGGGATTGCGATGGATTTCGTAAATCGTGGAAAGAGGAAACCAGATACCAGTTCCTTCTACTTCTAAGAGAACTGCTTTATCTGTTTCGTGAAGAATCTTTCCAGCTACAGTAACAGCAGGTCTTTGGGAATTCTGTTGGGCCATATCCATAAACTCCTTTCTGAAATATTTAAAGCGATGTGAAGAATGTTACCTTCACTTTTGAAATGTAACTGAGAGCGTTGATTTGCTTCTCTCAGAATATATTTAAATCCTACGTCTTTGTTCTTACGCTTTATTACTGCAAGTTTAAGACGACGATGATGCTCAGCCGGAGCACTGACTCGAATGTGTTTCTTTTCTTTTAGTGTGTTCCAGATAATTTCGTATCTGGATGGAGGCTGAGGAGGGAAACTCATTAGATTTAAACTCTTTCAAAAGTTTCTTAGAGGTATTAAGAAAGCCTCCGCAGATGTTTTTGCAGAGGCTTGATTTAATAGCTCTGAATCTTTTTACAGATTCGCAAGCAGAGCAGCTTCGTCCAAGTTCAGGAAGGTATCAGCCTTCTCAACGAGGAAGCTAATGCAATCGCTGTACTGTTCTGCATTCGGCGAAGTATTTGCATAAATCCCGATTTGATCCTTGAGCAGTTTGAGAACCGGCTTATTGGTTTTAACTGCTTGGAACTTGTTAAGCAGAATCTTGGAAGCATTCGTGATTTGATCCAGAGACTTGCCAGTAGCCGACGGCATAACAGCAATGTAATCCTTGGCAAACTCTTCCCAAGTTTCTTTCGGAATACCACCGCCACGACGCTCTGCTTTCGGCAGGTTCGCAATAACTTCCCAATTAAGTTCTGCATACGGGAAGTTTTCAGCGTTGATATCTTCTTTCTCGTTAATCAATTCACGAGCACGAGCAATTTGCACATCTCGCACAGCTTCGACAATCAAATCAAGTTGCTTGCCCCCAGCTTGGAATGCAGCAACAATACCTTCAACAGAAAGCAGCGGCAATTCAATTTCAACTGACGGGCGCTTAGTTTCCAGACCAGTCGAGTCATCTTTGACTTTGCGGAAATTGAATTTAACTGCAACCTTATCAACAGTGTTGTCGAAGTTGGCTTGAACATTGGTGGTGTCGGTCATTTTTGAAACTCTCCTATAGGATTGAAATTACAGCGGAAGAAAACTGCAACAGTGTGGGGGATTTCCTCAACTGTTAGGCGAATTATAAGGGAAGGGGCGAAATGTGTCAAGCCCCCTCCAGATTTAAAACTCCTGAACAAATGCCATTATGAGTTAGTAAGTGCCTCCATTGTTTTCCAATTTACCTTTGAACACTTCAGCTTTTTCCGCCAATGTGTTCCCTTTAATCTTCTGTGATTTAACTCCATTCACGAAAGATTCTTTCTCACATATTACATAGAGTTCTTTAGCTGCTCGAGTTACAGCAGTATATAAGAGTTCTCTTTGAATCATTGTTGCGTGAGACTGATGCAAGACAAGAAATACTTTATCCCATTCAGAACCTTGTGCTTTATGTACTGTGAGAGCATAAGAGAGGAGAAGAGAATTAATGGCTCCCGCAGTATCTATTGTTATTTCTTCGTCTGAATCATCTAAACTAACAGTGATTTTATGGGAAGCTGCTTTAACCCGCTCCTCGGATTCTGAGGAATACGCTGCCATATGGGAAAGCATTGCATCTATGTCTTCTTCGGATTCAGTTTCTTGCGGCTGAGATACAGGATCGTAGCCATGATAGTCAAGAGTTACTGAGGCTGGATGCGGGCGTTTTCCCCAATAATTTGAATTTCGCTCGATCTTAATAATGGTGGCGTCCTCTTTATCATAGAGAACTTTATCTCCTTCGCTGAAATATACTTTATTGAATCCTGCAACTATTTCAAATACCTTGCGAGAGTATTTCTTTGCAAGTTTGTTTGCAATGAATTTATTTACCTCGATTGTTCCGAATGATTTGTTAAAAGGGATGAGAATGCAATCAGTGTCAGGATTGTAGGCTCCTGCTTCCAGAGAAGCAATGATGAATTGTACAAATGTTTGAGTGGCGGCATCTGCTGAAATCTTCTTTTTCCACGGATGTAAGATAAGTTTCCCTTTCGCGGTTTCTACTACCTCTTTATCTGTGAGAGGTTTCTGGATTCCAAGTTTGATATTGGTGGCGAGAGAAATGATTGGAGATTCCAGAGCTTGGCGATAGACTTGCACCAATTCTACAGTGGGTAACTCAATCATTTTAAAGCCTAAGATTGCAGGACCAAAGATTGGAGGAAGCTGTTGAATATCTCCAATGAAAACAAACTGAACTCCATGAGGACATGCAGATTCAAGTTGTTTAAATAGATCAGTTGATACCATTGATGCTTCATCAATGTAGATAGTTTTAATTGATGAGGGTAATGGATTGAGGAAATTGCGGGAAGGTTCAAAGCGCATTACTGATTTAGTTTCTCCTGTTTCTGGATCATCTACTTCATACCAGATTGGTTGATATTCGAGAAGTTTATGGATAGTGATACAGTTAGATTCTAATCCTGCTGGCATTGCCTTTCGGAGATTAGCAACAGCGCGGCGAGTGAAAGAAACTGCCACAATTCCGGGAGAATTTGGAGCAAGATGTTTATGTCCTGCTGTATCTTGCATTATGGGGATAGCGCCGGAAGAAATGAGAGTATTAATTGATCCCATTACACAAGTTGTTTTTCCTGTACCTGCTGCACCGATTAGAACACAAGAGGCAAGAGAAGTGGAGAGAGAAATAAATTGCTGTTGTTCTGCATTATAGGTGATTGCTTCTCCATGCTTTCCGAAACCTTGAGTTGCTATGCCTGTAGGAGAGTTATGAGCAGAAGAGATAAGAGCAGAAATAGTTGTCTTATTTAGTTTCTGTGCTTCTTCTTTTGCAGCTTTAAGTTCTCTTGCCCGAGTGAGAAGTTCTTGAAGCTTTTGGGGAGAGATTGAGATAGTTTTGTTGGAGGTCATGATAATAGATTCCTTTCGATTCCTTTAAATAGATTCTTTGAGAAGAGGCTTAGAAACTAGAACATAAGCTGGTAGTTCGTAGTTATCTGGAGCAGCTCGGAATGAGAGAGCTAACTGATCTTGAGCGTGCATTTGCAATATCTGCCCGCGAGTGCAGCGATGGTAGAGAATTACAAATTCTTTTCCTTCTATTGGAATGGTTCCAGTGTGGAGAGATACAAGAGAAGTCACTCGCAAGAAATAATCTTTGCTCCAGTAGCGAATGAAGAATTTAGAGAGATGTTTGCTGGAGCTTTCTTGTGGAGCAAACTGAGTTGTGAGAAGTTCCCTCATTTCTGATTTAGATGGATGCAAGAAAGGATTGAGATTAGAGGGCATAAGATTCTCCTTCGCTATATTCTTCAAATGATTCTTCTAAGTCTTGCAAATCTTGCAAATCTTGCAAATCCTCTTGTGCTTCTTCTGTCTCTTCTGTCTCTTCCTGTGTCTCTTCCTGTGTCTCTTGTTTCCTGTATTCTTCCTGCACTATCTGAGCAGCAGAGTTTTGTGCCATTTCAAATGCAAGTTTAGCTTTGAGGAATGCGAATTGAGATGGATAATCAATTCTTCTTGGTGCTTCTGTTGGAGCATTCTGAATAATTGCAATTCTATTTGCTTGTTCTGCGCTTGTGTCTTCGGAAATAATTGAGAATGTAAAGTCTCCAAGCCCTAGGAATCCTTGCTGTTTCTTCATCCCTTCTTTGAGAATCTTAAATAGATGATGCGAGTAAATTGAGCCAGCATCTATATATTCTTCACAATGTTCTAGAAGTTCTTGCACATCCTTGGAAGGGATATTAAATATGGATTCTGCGTTGGTGCATTTACGAATGATTTGTTTCCAGTATTCATTGCAAGGCATTACAGAAGCACCTACTTGAATAGGGAATCGCGGGAATGTTCCTGCCTTATCCGCCCAAGTTGCAAGACGAGAAGCAAAAAGCACTTCATCTCGATTTGCATCCTTGCAGAGATATGCAAGTTTCTCCTCTATATCGCAAAGCTCTTGCTTGAGTCGTTGAGATGCGTAGCCAGAAACAAATGATTCATATGTAGATTCCCAAGATGCAATCCAATATGCACAGTTGGTGAAGTTAGATGTATCTGGGGAAACTGAGATATGAGAGAAATGAACTGAGGGATTCTTGACTCTGTTTATTTTCTCTACTGCAGAAACCAGAGAATCAAAAGTATTTGCAATAATACTTTGCGTTCCTGCATGGTATTTCGCTGGCACTCTCCACTCGATTAGATCGGTGGAATTGAAATATGCGAGAAAGAGAAGATAAGAATCTATTTCTCCGAGTTCTCCATGCCTGTATTTTTGATACAGTCCTAAGAGTTTCTTTTGAGGCATGAAGAAGACTGGGTGCGCATATTCGCGGGAATCAAGATAAATTGGAAGATGCGCACAAGAGAATTCAATTCCAGAAATTCCACATAAGATTTTAGCCATGATATTTACCTATAGAGTCCAATGAGAGATTAAATTAAATGGGAGTTGCTAGAGTTGATGTGATTGCTCTTGTGCTTCTGCCCAATCAATCATATCATTTAGAAGATTTAGTCGGAAAGCACGGACTGTTTCTTCTGTTGTCTCTAGGTTTTGTGCGCGCATGTATTGATGTACAATTTGATTGTTACCGATGCTGGAAGAGATAAACTCCAGGCACTTTTCTTCAAACTCTCTGTACTGCTTATAAAGAGCAATTTTATAATTTGCTTTCTTTCCTAAAGCAATAGTAACGCGTGTAATATTGGTGCAGAGATACGGAGAGTAGAAAGTGTTTTTAATATATGCCTGTTTTACTTTCTTTGCAAATGTAGAGAGTTTCATTTTATTTCCTTTCCTTTCCATGAGGGATTTTCTATGCAAATGTTCCTAATTCCATTTTATACAGCATCATTTCTAGTCTCTTTCCTTCCTGTTTCTCCTCCTCTGTGATAGTTCCTGAAATAACTTTCTCTGCAAGAGTATCGAACCGTAATTGAAATTCGTTCTCAGGCTTTGAGTTAGAATCTTTAATTGCTCCAATGGATTCAGAAGCATTTTCTTTTCTCTGCAAGTTTGCAGTAACCATTCCTTCTGAGATTTTAAATTCAAACACTCTAAGTTTCTTTCTCAGTTCTGCAACTACTGCCGCATTTTCTGTGTGAGAATCTCTTATAAGATACTCAGTGCAAAGTTTAATTATTGTAGAGATTTCTTTTGCTGTCATATAAGGACGAAACATATCAACCTTTGCCATGATTTTAATTCCTTTAAATTGTGGGAGAGTAGGTTACAGTCTAGGTTGTCTGCATTGACTGTTTTCCTGTATAGACTGTGACATATTCAGACCCCCCTTGTCAAGCCCCCCCCCTCCCACTATTTATATCTCTCAT